GGCGTCCTTCTCGGCGAGCTTGTCTTCGCACTCGCGTCGGACGGCGTTGGCCTTATGGTCCTGTTCCTTCTTGAGCAAGTCGGCCCGCGCCAGGTGACTATCACGTTCATCTTCGACCGTCTGCAACTTTCGTTTGGTCTCGATCAGCGTGGCGCGGGCATAGGCCAAAAACGCGACCATAGCCAGCATGATTGCGGCCGGAATAATGTCGTAGATCATACAATTCCCAACGCTCGCAGGATCAGAAGCACGACGCAGGCCACGAACATGCCACCAAGGAAGATGGCAATGAGGGCACAACCCACAATGATTTCGAGTCCGTCAAGCATGGTTTGTTGTTCCTAACGCTGGTCGGAGTCCCCTTCGCACGGGTTAATGCCCGTACTGAGGCCAAGGCACACCTGCTCCCGACTTCCCTTGGTCAATGGCCAGGGCGTCCCGAGGCCATCAGCGTTCTTTATCTGTTGTCGCCGTCACCCTTGATGGTGCCGGCTTGCTTGCGGGTGAAGAGCTTCTTGATGTTGTCGTGGCACACGTCTTCGAGCGTGGTGCCCAGCTTCACAGCCAGAGCGGCGCAGATCGAAATGATCGTTCTCAGGAAGCCAGCGATGCACTGACGCCGATCCTCGGTCCCACCGTGGGTTCGCCAATCATCCGCGATGTCCGCGATCATCCCGGCCCGGTTGTTGAGCAGCAGGATCAGCCCGAAGATGTCCCGGCGTTCGGTGAAGCTCATGTTCTCCAGGGCTTCGACGGCAATCGGCCGAAGCTCCAATCCCAGGTCACTCGCCAAGCCCGAGACGTACCAAAGCACGTCGCCAAGCTCGGCCCGCAGATCGTCGCGCCGCTGCTCCAGCGTCACATCGCCGCGAAGGATTTTCTTGACCTTGTTGGCGAGTTCGCCCACTTCGCCGCAGAGTCCCAGAGCCGTGTAGTACACGCTTGCCGACGCTGGGTAGATGGCCGTCGTCCGAGCGGCCCGCTGGTACTCACTAACCTGCATACTTGCTGCCCCGTTCGATGTTATGCTCTTCGTGTCGGTTGAAGCCGAACGCTTCCCGAGCAGCGTTGAACACGATGCTGGGGCTGAACGGCTTGCAGGAATACACGTCGAGTGTGATGAAGTGCGTGGGTTCGATGCTGTGAATCTGGATGCCCGACTCGATGAGCGGAACCCAGCCCGAGACACCTGCCTTGTCCGGGTACTTTTCCTCGCCGAACTCGTTGCGAGGCCCGTGGATAACGAACGGCTGCGACATGCGGGTCATCCCGAGCTTGTCCACCAGTTCCTCAAGGAACCTATAGTGGAGTTCGAGATCGTCCGCCGCACCCTCGCGGCAGTCGTACATATCAAGCAGGTAGCTGTAGCCGAAGGGCTTGCTCATTTCTTCTTGGTGTCTTCAGGTGGAATGCGTGCTGCTCGCTGAGTACACATCTCGTCAGCGAACTTGGCCGCCCATTCGGCGGCCTCGATCGGCCCGAGAATCCGGCCGGAGGCCGAAATCCCGGCCGCCGCGATCTCGGCGTAGATGTCCCAGACAAGTCGGCTGGTCGTGGTGTTGAGGTTGAACATTATGGTTCCCATGAAGGAGCGAGCTTCTCAGCCGTGAGTGCTACACCGATGGGTAGGTGGTTGGTGACTACAATCCACTGGCCCCTCCGCTTGCGGCTCATTCAGAATCTCCGTGATATTGTGTAGGGCGTCGGCACTGTTGTCGGAGTGCTTCAGCAGGTGCCCTTGCAGAGTGGCCATGCTGAAGCGATCGTCGCCGACCAGTTGGCCGAATTGGACGGCTTGTTCGTCGCGCCCTGGGTAGAACCGCAGGAACAGGCGACGAGCTTGATCTAGGTCCGCGTTGCCGATGACGAGCTTCACGTCGCAGCGGCCTGGTCGGATCAGGGCGGCGTCCAGCTTCTCCGGGAAGTTAGTGGTCATTACAAGAATTCGGCGTTCGGCCGCGACCACTCCATCAATCGCATTCAGCAAACCGGAGAAGGTAATCTTGCTGTCTTTGTTGTCGTTGTCCTTCTGGCGCTGCTCGTAGGCACAGTCGATGTCCTCGATCAGCACCACTGCATTCTCAGGCACGTTCGAGAGCATTTTCCGAAGCTCGTCGTCGCCAACGCCCGCACTGTTCAGGTTGAGAATGCAGATGTCTAGCTTGAGCGAAGACGCCAGGGCGAGTAGCAGTGACGACTTGCCATTACCGGGAGGGCCGTTCAACAGGTAGCCACGGCGATAAGGAATGCCCCGCTCGACGTACCAATCCTCGCGACCTAGGAAGCGTTCCATGTCGGCCTTCAAGGCTTCGAGCACGCCTTCCGGCAGGATCACAGACTCCATTGGGCGTGGCCGACGTTTGATGTCGTTGGACCATCCGCCATAATGCGGTGTGTAAATCTTGACCCGGTTGTCTTCCGGCGGCTCAGATACGTCGCGAGCCTCTTCCATCAGGCGGAGGATGATGTCCCGACGCCAAGTCAGCACGCTGACGTTGTAAACCTCGCGTTCAACAATGGCACTAAGGCCACTGCCCCCTCCACCAACGCCTCCACCGCTCTGGGGTTCTTTGCGATCGCGCTTCACGATTAGGAAGTAGCCCTTCCACCAAAGCCAGTGCGTGCCTGGGGCCGGCGACAGAATGATTGTGGGCTTATCACAGTCACCCACAAACGAAGGGTGGTCGCGGCGGCCCTTGCGGACCGTGCGAACCGACAGCCACCGTGCCCAGTTCTTGGAGTAGGGTTGCTCGGCCAGCCAGTCGTTGAACCAGTAGAATGCGTCGTCCTTCATGGAGATTTCAAATTCCATGAACATACGCTGCGTGAGCCAGTTCCATAGTTGGCCGGGAAGGTTGCGACAGATCGCCGCCACGGCACCGATCACCATCAGCACAGCACCGCCACTGAGGAACTGATTGTTCTCAAGCTGCTGCTTGAGGGCTGTCCACACTTGGTCAAGAAGAGCTTCCATTGATTGCCTGGATCACCGCCGGTGCGCGGAGCGTGAAGGTAAGAGTCGGGAAGAGATCGCCTTCGACGATCACATCATCAGGCTGTTGCCAGCCCAGGTTGAAAGAGACTGATGCTCCTGGTGGGACCGGAGCCTGCGAGAGCATCTCGAAGAGCTTGGCGAGGCTGTCGCCTGTTATCTTGGACTCGCGTATGCGAGCCATAGCGGCTTGGTTAATAGGCATCCCCCACCTTGTCGATGGCGAAGCCGGGCGGGAGACGGGAGACGCCCAGGGCCTTCTTGATAAGGCTGCGGGCCTCGGACCGAGTGAAGGCTTTGACTATCCCGCGTTTCCCAAGGCTGATCGGGTAAGTCCAGACAATAGGTTGCTTCTTGTCCTCGTCGGAGATCAGCCCGGCTGCCGCCATGTCCCGTCGGAACTTTCGGCTAAGAAACGCATTGGTTTCGGCGACGGAGGACTTCTTGGGCTTCTGCGGAGTGGCAGTCGCCAAGTAGTGGTGCATACGGTCGTTGCGAGCCATTAAAACCTCAGTTTGAACTTGTAGCCGTCTTCCTTGACGCCCATGTTTTGGATGTAGTTGCGAATGACGCCGGTGCCCAGGAAGCCAACCTTCAGCAGCCAACCGGTGATGTCTTGTGGCTCCCCTGGGGAGCACAGCATCTCGGGCACCACGGCCTCTATCTCGTTGAGACCTTGCACGCGGGCGAAGGTCGTGGCTTCATGGATGAGCAGCCGGCCCGCCTTTCGTTTGCGAAAGGGCGGCTTGACGCCGACCTTGAATAGGTGGACGATCCTCGGCTCGTCGTTGACCACCACGAAAACTGCGAACCCGATTGGTGTGCCATAAAAGTGGGCGACCTTGACGGAGTAGCTCTCGATAGCGAAAGCCCACTCTTCGTTGGTCCACCCGTAGTCGAAGCACTTAACGTCACAGTCCTGTAGATGGACCATATCGCTAGGTCTTGCGTCACGTATCCCGAAGATCATTCCTATCCCCGATACTTGGGTCGCACGGTTTCAGCGAAGAACTTCTCAAGGTCCGACCCGTCGTTGATGAGCGAGATCGCTTGCTGCTCCAGGATCGACTGTCGGTCGGCCGAGTCTTCGGGCGACAGGTCGCGGAAGATGTGACCGCTGTTGATGACTTCCCAGGCCGTCGTCAGCCGCTTGGCCAGATGTTCCTGGTACGAGCGTCGGACACGAGCGCGGTATGAGGACACTCGTAAGAGTGGCCTGCCTTCCTGGACAGGCTTGGCGACGATCTGATCGACGGACAGGACGACGTTCTGGTCGCCTACCGCTTCACCCTTCGACCAGCCGTACAGCGAAAGCTGGTCGGCCCAGCCGGTCGAGCAGTCCTCCAGATAGCCGGCGTCTATCACCATGCCTTTCAGTTGCAGCGGCACGTATTGAGCATGAGCGGTCCCGTGACTCTTGTTCTGTTTGTCGGCCTTGAAGCCGTCGTTGCAGATCATGTAGCCCTTGTTCGGGCTGGTCGCGCTCTTGCCGCAAAAGCCGTTGACCTTCCAGTCGTGTACGACCTTAAGCGGGCCTTCGAGCACGAACCGAAGGTCAGGTTTGGCGAGGAACGGCACTCCGAGGATCAGGCAGCGAACCTCAAACTCCATTTGCGGCGGCTCAATCGCCTTCTTCAGAAGCTCCAGAAGCGTGTCGTACTGGCCAGCACGCTGGTAGCAGTCGAAGACGTACTTGCCTTCTTCGCGTGCCCAGTCTCGGTTGTGAGCTTCGACCTGGGCCTCGAACAACGCCTCGAACGTGTACTTCGGATCGTTGTTCGCGCCGAACAGGGCTTCGTGCAGCGCCGCCTTCACGTAAGCGTCGAAGGCCGAGCCAACCGACGCCGGCCGCTCTTGCGGCACACGCGGGGCACGGGTCTCGGCGAGATGTTTGATGAAAAATTCTTCCGAGTTCTTCTCAAACGTGCTCAGGCTGCTGTACGAGAGATATGTTGGGATTCGCATGGAAACTTAAACAGGAACTCGACACTAGGGAACTGCCCGTCGTCCATTAGCGTCCAGCCTCGGACTCCATAGGCCGCAAGCGGGATGATGAACTTCAGGTTGGGGATCAGCTTTCGGTTAGCCAGGGCGTCCCGAATGGGAAGCCAGAACACAGGCTCAGCAGTCTTCTGCTCCCACATCTCGGGATGATGAGAGACGTGACCGATGACGTGGACTCGCCAGCCGTCTCCGTTAATCACGCCGATTGGAAAGACGTGAAACGAGATGATGCCGGCTTCCTCGTACAACTCACGGGCTGCGGCCATCTCGGGCGTCTCGTCCGCTTCGATCGAACCTCCAGGTAGGTTCAGTCGGCCTCGCTGCCAATCAGGTTTGATCTTCTGGATCAGGAGCACGCTTCCTTCGTGCTCCACGAAACACAATGCGTACTCTTTCATTTCTTGCGCTTGAGCGACTCCACGGCTGCGACGGCCTTCTTGCCCATCTCGTAGTCAGCAATCCGACCCGTAGGTCCGTAGCAAAGAATCTCAATGACCTGCGTTAGATGCTTTCCGCACAGGTCTAGGTGCTTGCCCACGGTTTCGTTTTCGATCCCGTTGTATTCACGGTCGGTTGCAATGAAGAACCGATCCGTCGGCGGCACCTTCGCGCCGCAGACATCACAGAGGTTGAAGTCAGGTGTCACAGGTTCTCCAACTTCGACCGGACGATCGGCAGCAGATTCGCACGGAGGAACGTGATCTCGTCAGGACTCAGTACAAGCTCACCGGAGTACGCCCCTCGTGGGTCGTGATAGATGTACTTGATCGTCACTGAGTTCCCTGTGCCTCCGGCGTGCTCCAACATCGTTTGGAGTCGAAGCAATCGCTCGGCTTCGCTGACCCGATCCTTCAAGGTGTTGAGTTCTTCTTGGCCTTTCATTTCGATGTCCTCTCACGCAGGCGACTGACTGTGCATTCGCCGTACTCGCTGAACCGAGTCTGGAACTCGACGTATGCTTCAGCCTCGGTGCCACCTTCGAGCGGGACGATTCGGAGCACGGTCACTGGTTGCCCGAGGTAGTCGTATTCCTGACCGACGATTGGCAGAGTGTTCACGCAGCCTCCGGCAGGACAGACGGGATGATGTCGGCTACCGGCGTGGCGTCGGCGATGATCTCGCCGTAGTCCTCGCCGCCCTTGCGATCGAGGTAGTCAGCCGACACCGACTTCAGGATCAGTCGGCCGTACAGCTTCTCGTCGAAGCGTTCGCTGATCGGCTTGACCACGACGCCCTCGCGCCCCTTGAACTTGCCGGTGTGCTCACCGGCTACCGCCCGACCGTCGCGAAGCTCGAACAGCTTCTCTTGGCTGAACGTCCCGCAGTAAAGCTCGGGCACCGTGGGCACGCTGAACTTGTCGCACTTGATCTTGACGACGGCCCAGTCCAGGTAGCGGCCGTTGACGCTGATGTCGAACACACGGTAGCCACGGGCCGATCGCTCGACGCCGTAGTCCATGTCCTGGATGCTCGGGCCAAAGATTTCTCCGAACAGGATGACGTTGTGCTGCTCGTTGCAGAGATCGGTCAACAGGTCCATCACGCCGGGATGGCTCAGGACTTCCCAGTACACGCAGAACCGACCTTCATCGGCCGGCTTGCGGTTGACGTGGTGCGAGCCAGCGAAGAACCGGAACTCGCCATCGACGTTGATGACGCCGACCCGGCTGTTGGTCCCGTGAATCTTCTCGGTGACAACGACCGTCTCGCCCGGCACGAACGACTCGGTGTGCCGCCAATAGTGCTCGATCGACGTGTATTCGTGGAACGACGGGTGCTCCGGGGCGGCCTCGGCTGCCATGATGGCCTGCGGCCGGCGTGGCGGCTCGTACTTCACGGCCTGGACGAAGGCGCTGACATCGGTGCCGATCGCAGGGTAGTCGTCCGGGTGCCCGAAGATTTCGGACATCGGGACAGCAAAACCGAACGACGGGAAGCTGCGCAGGCGGCAGGCGGCGACTCGGCACTGCGTCTTGATCGGGTCTCCTGGGTAGCAGGCGTGCTTCAGGTACTTCTTGACGCCGAGCTTGTCAGCCTGAAGCTCGGGGATTAGAAGGTCGGGTGGGAAGTACACGACGGGCTGGCCGGCGGAGAACGTCCCCTTACCAACGACGACCGTGGCCCCACGGATCGTGGCGACCTCCAGGCGATCGGCGTTGGGATGCGGATTGATGGCGTCGATCGACACCACTTCAGCGAAACATTGGCTCATAGGCGCACCGCTAGACATATGAGGGAAATGTGACCAGGAGCCGCCCGACCAGGGAGGGCTAGGGGATGCTGGCGACGAACAGGGTGGCAAGCAGGCCGACGACGGCCAGCGGGCCGTAGTTGGCGAACCATTCATAGTTCAGGTTCATGCTGCCGAGCATCTGATAGTAGGCCAGCAGCAGAATGCTCGGGTCTTCATAGACGCCGCTGAGGGCGTCGGCGAAGCCGAGGAACTCGACCAGCGTGCTGGCCGTGCCGATGCACAACAGGGTCAGTGCGACGGACGAGGCAAGCAGGGTTGCGTAACGGAGGTACTTCATGTAGATTTGAGTGGCGACAATCGCTCACGGGTAAAGGAAATGAACAAACTCACAGAACTTTTCGTGGAACACTGCCAACGTAAATCAACCGCACTTGAAGCGGTCGAGCAGTTGGTCGAAGACCTCAACAGGGGCACAGACGAGCAGGGAACCCAGTTAGCGGTGTACCGCTACACGGACTCGATCCACAAGGAATTCATGGCCTGGATTGCCACCTTTGATCTTCAAGCCGCTGCCCGTAAGTTGCAGGAGTAGTGCTTGCGTCCCGGCTTGAAGTACAGTCGTTCGACTCGGGCGCAGCCCCTGCCTGTCTTGTCCTTCATAGTGGTGGTCACAGCCTTCTGCCAAACCATCTGGATGTCGGCCGGTGCCGTGTACTCGGACACGAGCACGGATTGCTTCCGACTGCGGACCCAATCCCAAAATTCATCGTGATCGAATTCGCCGCAGGAATAATTGGTTGAGCCTTTATACGGCGGGTCGCAGTAGATAACGTCTGCGTCCTCGTCTAAGTCCTTGTAAGACCGGCAGCAGAACTCCACGTCCTGGATCAGCGGCGCTAGCTTCAGCAGGTTCGCTTTGGCGATCGTGCCGAAGTCGTTCATGCTAGGGTCACGAGCAAACCCGCCGAAGAATTTACCGTAGAAGCTGCAACCGAAACCGACGAATCCTCGTAGAGGGGAAGGCTCGGCGTGGCGTAACTTGTTGTATGTGTCTTCTGAGATTTTGGTTGGTGGTTCCCAACCTTTCTGGACCGCTTGCAATAGCAGGATCAGGTCGGGGTGGATGTCGCTTGCTGTCCGACTCTTGCACTTGATATGTTTGCCCACCGAGAAGACGCCGCAGAATGGTTCGGCGTAAACAACAGGGTTGAGATTCTGGATGATGCCGGCAAGCTGCTTGCCAATGCGCATCTTTCCACCCATGTATCTCATTCGTGTCCCTTTCGGAAGATAAAGACTTCCATGAAGCGGCACCCCTTGTCCTTCTGGTATTTAAGACGTTCCAACATCTCGTAGTTGAAAAGCCAATCCGCGATGCAGGCCGCGTGTGCGTCGGGGTTGTTCTTGTACTTAGCCCGAAGAGCGTCTTGGAAAGGACCAGCGTTGCGGAAGGCATTCAAGCATTGCGTTGTGAGTGCGATGAATGAAGCGTTCTGGGCTTCGTTGATAGGTTGTAGGTACGCATACATCGACCGGCCGGCGTAGCCCATCACGTCGGCGTTAATAAGGTCATATTGCGCGTCAGCGAAGCCTGGCGCTACGACAAACTCTTGTATCCGGCAGTTGTAGTCCGTCGTCTGGACACCCAACTCAGCCTTCCTTTTCCTCCAGTCCTTCAGTACCCCCTCAGCACACTCAACATTGTCGATCTGAGTGCGTGGATTACGTGCTATCGCGGCTTGCACGCAGTTGCCAGAGATGGACGCAAGGGTCAGCAATCGTGGCGACCCCGTTTCCGGCAGATACTCCATGATCTTCTTGGCGGCCGACCGTTTCATCGGATACTCAAAGTCGTACTCCCGTTGTGGTTTTGACCTGCTGCCCTTCAACACATGGACAATCCGTCCGTTGTCTAACTTTTCCTTCTGCCATACGTCCGTGTACCAAGACGATTCAGCCAGGGTGTTAGCACCTGTCCCGTCGAGCGTACCGTTCAACACCTGCTTGGACATCTTCAACCTGTCGGCGATGTAGTCCTGCAAATCGGTGTTGAAGACTTGCGACTTACCTTGGGCTATCATCTCGGTCATGTACCGCTCGGCCATTTGATTGGCCGAAGGCTTTCGTTTGTGCGGAGCGGTAGCAGTGGCGGGCATGGTTTTTAGTGGAATAAGAAGTTGGATTAAGAAGGTGGATTGAGAGTGTTCGCTATTCCTGGTCCCTTTGTCTCAGGTATCGGGCTTCTTTGGGGATACCGTCGTCGGACAGTTCACGGTAAATGAACGTCACGGTGTCGCCGACCTTGAAGTGCTTCCCTTGGAAGCCTTCGGACATTTCCGTGCCGGGGTGGCGACTGGCAACCTCTCGCATGTCGGCAGTGTCGAACTCTCGTTCCTCGTCAGTGAGGCCAGCGAGTTCCAGGCGTTTTCCGTTGTAGTCCAGGATCAGCGCCCCGATCTTGCCGAGCAGCTTGCTGCCCTTGTCGGTGCGTCGGCCCGACGTGAATCCCACGACGACGCCTTCGTCGTCGTCGAACGGTTTGTATTTCAGCAGCGACTCCACGCGCTTCGGCGTCCAGGTCGCCGTCGGATCGCGGACGATGACGCCTTCGCCACCGGCGTCGATCGCCTTGCTCAGAAGCTCTTCCAGCATCCCCCGTGCGGACTTCTCGTCCTCGGGCAGCTTCACCTGCTTGTGCAGGAAGACCCGCTCATGGGTCAGCGTGTCGCGGAGAGCCATCAGTTCGTGCTCGAACGTAGCGTCTTCGTCCAGCGACACGAAGTTCGGTCGGTTTCTCTCGATCGCCAAGTCCACCCACTTTGCAAAGCAGTCGAGGGTGAAGGTCGAATGGAAGTTTGAGTTCTTGATCTCGCCGCTCTGGATCACCAGATTCATAGAGGGGCAGCCGTAGGCTGCATAATGAATTTGGTCAAAGCGTGGGTCGGGTTCATCACCGCCGCAGATCGAGCGGCACAGTTGGAAATTGCCACGGCCCGCCCACAGTTCCCCGTCCAGCGGGCAGGGTGGAAGCAGGTCCAGGAACCAGTCGGGAGCGATGATCGGGTTCCCGTACCGACTCCACAGGCCGGTGGCCAGCGGCTTGATCTTGGCCTTCCGCTTACCGGTCTTTGGGTCTTTCACGCTTGCATAAGGAACCGTATCGGTCTCCAGGCCGCGCGAGATGCCGCCGTCCCAGAAGCAGCGGGTGCCGTCCAGCTTCTCGCTGACGTACCAGCCGCCGATGCTATCGGGCTTCTTCCCTTTGTCCAGAGTCTTTGCGAGTTGCAAGAACTCTCGGCGCGGAGGTCCAGATTTCTTCTTAGCCACAGCAGGGTTCCAGTAGGGAGGCTCGTTCGCTGCGAGCCAAGACAGAATCCATCGACTGTCGCTCGAATGCGCGGCGGTCGATCTTGGTCGGATAGAAACCGAGTTCCACCGGCCGTCCCGTCCGGGCGTGTAGGTCCATCGCCCGTGCAACCCATTCGGTCGGAATAAACAGGATGGTCGGCAGTTCGTCGTGATTCATGGTGTAGCTCCACGTGTGCTACACACGAACCTGGCCGGTGGAGACCTAAGCGTCTTTGTCCGACTTAATTTTCATCGGGCACTCAAGCGGAAAGCCCTCGGGCGGCTTGATGCCCGCCTTCTCCAGCAACGTGTGGCAGTCCCGTATGTGTTTACCGGCGGCCGACAGTTCCTCGGACATCTCATTAGCGGCGGCGATCACTTGGACGTGATCGTCCCAGAGCTTGTTCAGCGCGAACTCCAGGCGATCGCACCGGTCCGACGCCGAGAACGCCACCTGGGCGATCAGGTCGGAGTTGTTCATGTGGAACTGGGCGAGGCCCGTCGTCATCGTGTACGAGTTCAGAGCAGTGACGCCCGCCACGATCAGCACCAGGGCGGGAGTGACGAGGTTGTGTCGCAAGAAATTCATGCAGCGATTCTCCGAGATACTGATTCGTAGCAGCGGAAACGATCCGCCAGATGCACATCAGTGTTTAGATGGTGGTTTGTGTTCCACGGGCGGGGCACGAGGATGGCATGGCCGCCGTGCTCACGGAAAAGTTTGCAGTTGTCGTCGCTGTCATCGATCAACAGCGTGTCGGGCCTGGCACAGAAGTATTTGCGAGGCCCGACGAGGTATTGGCGATGCAGCCAGCTTGGCAGATTGTCGTGAATCCACTCCAACTTGCCGGCGAGTGACTCGGGGTCTTTGGTCGGCGACGTGAGGATGCAGACGTTCTCACGGCCGACTTGACGCTCAGCGGATTCGATCAAGAAGTCGAACTGAGGCGACTTGGGTGTGTGCGACCACGCTGAGCGAGGCACGGAGTCCCAGAAGGCTTGAATCGAGAACGACTCAAAGTCCTGGGGGTTCGGCTCAAGAACCTTCAACTTCTCGTAGGCGTCGATAATCCCGTAACCGACCTCCACCGGGAAACGGTCATAGTCATACGGCCCGATGTTCAACCCTCGCACCGCCCCGAGAATGTGCAGCGTCAATGTGTTGAGCGTGTCGTCCAGGTCTAAGAGAATTCTTCGGATCATACTTCGCCGTCGTACTCAGGGTTGCGTTGCAGGAAGCGGGCATAGATGCCGCGCCGCATCATGTAGGTCGTGGTTTTGGGGATGCCGAGAATCTCCGCGATCTCTGCATCCGACCGGCCATCGGCTCGATGTTTCACGATCTGGCGTTCGGTGGGCGATTCGCAGCAGCCCAAGAGTTCGTCCATGAGATCGACGAGGCTTCGGGGATCACGTTCCCCATCCTTCTTCAGCACATCATCGATTGAAGCCGAACCGTCCTTGTCCGGCCGATCAATCAGCTTGCCCTTGGCCTTGTTCTCCATGTACGTCCGCTTGGGTACGCGGATCGTGGCTTCCTGATCCATCAACTCGCCGAGGGCCTTCTGGATGTGGAACGACATGAACCCCAGAGGGTTAGGGTTCGGCACGTCCGACCCAACCATGTTGTTCACGGCCGTCACAAGGCCGACGTAGCCCTGGGAGATCAGGTCGTCCCGCAGGTGTTGGCACTTCGGGAACTTGGCTAAGTAAGCCGAGACCCGGTTGCCGACCAGCGGCGAGTTGACCTGGATCATCTCTTCGCGGGCGGCAGGATCACCGGCCACGACGAGAGGATACAGGCGGGCGTTCGCGCCCTGGGTGACAGCCGGCATCGGCCGCTTCAGGATTTCAATGTCTTTTGCTGCGGGCATTCGTCAACGATCCAGAGGCATGATGGGTAGAACCCACGGTCTTCACATGCCTTGAAAGAGAAGGGGTACGTGTCTCCGTCCGGGTCGATGATTAGACCCATGAAGAACGTGACGGCGTGGTGAGAGACCCGGCAGCGGCCAGTGAGAACGCCACGCCGGTTGTCTATCAGGCGTTGGAACATCTGCCGACGCATCGCTGTGTCGATCAGCAGCGGATGGACGATGCTGCGGCCTTCGTGGGCCGGGTGCGGGTTAGGTGAACGGGGAAGGGACGCTGGGATCAACTCGAACGGCGTGACGGTGAAGCCCATGAGCATCGATGCCATGATGAGTTCCTGGTGATGGAACCCACGTCGGCAGAAAGGCTCACGCATTCCTGGATATGTGATCTCGCCGCCGTTGTGACCGATCAGGCGGATGAACTCGCTGATCGGTTGATTGGTAGCCATCGCATAGGACGTGATCTCGCACGACCATTGGTTCGATTTAACAATCGGTGTCGGTGGCTTCATCATCTAGGCGTATCTCGGCCAGGAGCTTGTCGATGTCTGGAATCTCGCCCCACTGGGGTTTCCAGTAGTCGCGCCAGTTCGGTGGCTTGAAGAGCTTGTCGTACTCAGACTGCGTGGCGGCGGTGATGATCCAGATGCCGACGCCATAGCTCTCCCAGAGTGGCCACTTGCGCTTCTGGGGTTTGGTGAACGTGTAGCGGCCCTCGACTTTGCAGTCGATCCACCGCGACCCCCACTTGATGTGGTGGATGTATAAATCGGGGATGCCCATCTGAAAGGCGTTCCCGATCATGCGTTCAACCAGCCATTGACGAGCCTTTAAGAACTCGATCAAGTCTCGCTGGATGAACCATTCCGGCCCGTGGAGGGCACGCTTTATTCGACCCACTTGTAGTACACCGTCTCTCGCAGCATGGGTCACGCGGCGTGCGCGTTAAGACCGTTTTCATTCATCTCAGGCGGCTGAATCTTGAGGGTGACAGTGCCGCCCTTCTTCTCGGCCCAGTTCGCCATCGCCTTGTTCCACGTCATGCCGATCAGAGCTACCTTGTCTCGGAAGCTCTCGACGCCTTCCTTCACCGCCTGGGCGACAGGCTCGACGTAATCCGGGTGCGTGACGCACTGGAGTTCGTCGTGGATGTTCATCGGGGCGACGTATAGCGGATGGACTCCGCACGGTTGCAAGTCCCAGATGCGGCGCTGAACGTGCTTGGTGATCTGACCGCCGGGACTTTGAATCTCGTGGTTGGACGCCGCACGCATGTTGGCCTGCTGGATCGCGAACGCTGATCCGTACAGGGCAGACGACACAGCACCGCCTGCCGTCTGAATCCTGTCGCGGCGAACAACCTTGACCGGGCACTTCCGCCAAGCCGGTGGCGGCTTGTTTGCAAGATCAAACAGGGCCTTGCAGATTTTGTTCTCAAGGGTGAAGTAACGACGGAAGCCGAGGAAAGTTTCGCAGTAGTCGGCTGGTTCGGCCCAGACGACTTGACGGTTCGCCATCTGACGCATCGAGCAGAAGTTCCGCAGGATGCGATTGCGAGCCTTCTCGATGCCAGGGAACATCCGGCCCCACTGCTCGAAGGCAGCTTGAGCGACTTCCTTGGACACACCGAGGTTCTTATGGAGTGTGTCGGCGTTGCCGCCGTAGATCATCGCGAACACGCCGCTCTTCGCGAGCGTGTACATATCGAGTTCCTTGCTGCCATCTGACGCAAGGATTTCTTCGTATGTCTTGCCGGGGAACAAGGCCATGCCGAACAGACCGTGAATCTTCTTGGTCGTTAGGCCCAGGCCCTCGCAGCCGCCGCAGTCGATAAGTTGCTGTAGAACCTTCTCAAACTGCTCATCGTCGATGATGATGAAGCGGCCCCTGCCCTCGCAGGTCTTGCACTCCAGCCCTGTCTCTTTGTTCTTGCCCTTGCCTTTGCACGGCTTGCACGGGTCGATCTTGCCACGGCCTTCGCACTTGTGGCAGGGAACCTTCGTGACCAGGGCCTTCCGCAGTTGCGGATCGTTGTACACAGCATCGGCCAGCGTGACCTCGAACGCATCGAAGTCGCCGCCGCATAGCTCGAAGTCCACGCCCAAGTAGCAAGCCTTGACGTAATGCCAGTGCGCCTCAAGAGCTTCATCGTCCAGACCAAGGAACGCTTCGAGGCGATCCCTGATGAGCGATAAGTCGGGTGCTGCCCAGGCCAGCGGGAAGTTCATACGAACTTCCTTGGTCTTCTTGATGCCCTGGGCGTTCAGGCCGTCGCCGCCGGACATACGGCTGGACATCGTGCCGATGACGTTGAAGCTGGCGTGGAACTTGCAGGCCCGGATCAGCTTCTCGTAAAGCTCGATCTCTTTGACGGCGTGCTTCACGTCCAGCAACTCACGGGCGCGGGCGGCGGCCGGGTGCTTGCCCGGCTTCAGCTTGCCTGCCCCACTGCAACGCTTGCAGACGGTGGGGTCGCCGGCAAAGCAGGCGGTGCATTCCTCTTCCTCTTCGATGATCCAGTTGACGATCGCTTCTAGCTTGGCCTTCTTGGTCGTGTCCTCAATGAACATCGCCTCGGTATCATCCATGACTTCCGTGAGGTAGGCCCGGACTTCCTGCGGCCGAGTGACTCGCACCGGTGCATTGGCGACGACTTGCCGTGCTGCTTCGCAGAGGGCCTGCATACCGGTTACGTCGATCTTGAAACCTCGCCAACGCACGATCGGGACCATCGTGGCCAGAATGGAGTCGTCGTCTCCCGGCACTGGGCATTTGAAGTGCTTGTAAAGCTCGCGAGTGTAGAGGATGTCGTCAGAGGCGTACTCACGCGCCGGCTCGTTATCGGCCCAGTGGTCGATGTGCGTCTTGATCTTGGCAGGCCAAGCGTGGCCCTTCAGCTTGTACTTGCCGTCCTCTTCTTCGTACACGGCCCAGTCCTGATCTGGTGTGCTCACGGAGAGAGCCGTTGGCGCATAGCCGAACTCGACCGGGCGCGAGTCCTTCGGAGGCTCGACATCGGTGAAGTGGAACTTTGGCTTGTATCCCAGGGCGTACTCAGCGAGGAACTTCAGGCCGCCGGCCGGATTGAACTTGAGGCACACGTCCTTGAAGTCCGGGTCCAGTTCGCCGTGCTTGAAGATGTCGTAAACCTTCCACTTCGGCGCATCAGGATCAGCGGAACGGGCGAAGAAGATGCCGTCGATCTCGACGCGCTGCTCAAGCTCTTCGGCGAGCACGTAGGCGAGGGCGGTGGGCACCCGACGAATGCGGATGTCCTCACGAGCCATGAGAGACTGGAACTCGTTCTTACGCGAGTGCAGCAGAAGGTCGCACGCAGAGAAGGGCTTGATGCACGGACCGTCTTGGCCCAGGGGTTCAAGCAGTGCGATTTGTTCGATGTGCTCTTCGGGAATCCAGTCCCGAGGCAGGAGCCGCCAGATAGTGTAGATTTTGGCGACGTGAAACCAGTCGAAGGCGAGGTTGAAGCCCACGACTGTCTTAGACGCTATCCATTCAAGAAGATCGAGCGTCTTACCGACTGGTTCCTTCCAGATGTTGTACAGAACGATCGGCCCATCGTCCTCCGCGTATTGCAGGAGGACCATCATGCTGTGCAGGCCGCACGTCTCAGAGTCGAGGAACAGAAGATTCATTTACAGGTAGGCATCCACGATGTCGTAGCGTGTTCCGTAGTGAGCCATTTGCATCTCGATGCAGCGGCAACATCCGCCACACATCTCGCTCGTCGCACCCGACCGGGAGCCGCAGCACATCTCGTCTTCGCTGTACTCCATCTCGTTAAGGACTTTGCCGTCGTCATCGAGCATCCTCAGCAGCGTCACCTTGCGACGGCAGAGCCGGCGGATACCGGCGACCAGAAGGCCGACGACGAGTATCACCGCGACCAGGATCACTGGGCCGAAGAGAATGATGAGAGCGTGCTTTGCGCCCAGTGTTGTGTCAGGCATCGAGCACCTGTGGGACGGCCTTGGTGCCATCCGGGTTTATGTAAGGCGTCAACCAGCCCCGCTGTGCTCTGGTCCAAGACCCACGCAGACTGTCGTGCCAACGCTCTCGGCCGCCCATGCTGATCTCGTCGAACATCTGCGTGTACTCGACGCCGGCTTCGTCCTTAGCAATCCAGTAGCCATCCGGGTAAGTCTTGCCCGTGTAGCCACCCACAGTGGCGCGAGTTTCCACAACGGTCACGATGACCTTGCGGCGCACGACCTGGGCCTCGTGCTTGCGACCCATCTGATCTTCGTAGTCGTCCCGGACGTACTCGGACTGCCAAAGCTCGAAGCGTTGTCCGATTGGGTTGTTCATTTGCAGTAGCGTTCAAGGATGGCGATCAACGCCGTGCAGAGGCCCGCCATCAACAGGCAGAAACCCATGAAGGCGAGGAAGATCGCGACGGGCAGCCACATCGGCGACAAGACCCAGAGCCACGACCAGTTGATGTAGCCGGTGAGCTTCAGACCGATGAAGAGGATGGTGAGCAGGCCGCCGAAGCCGATGCCACCGCTCACTTGGATTGACTTCTTCTCCGACATGCTTTCCTCGTTGTGTAAGAAGGTGCCTTCGCCGTGCGTCTTCCCCGCAGTCACGCGGGCAGGTATCTCTCTAGGCTGACAAGGCCACCCCAGTCACCAGACGACACGATCTATGGGTTCAGCCTGACTTGGCAGGCACGGCACCAAAGCTGCATCGCCAGGGGTCGAACCTGGGACCACCCGATTAACAGTCGGGCGCTCTACCTCTGAGCTACGATGCAATCTCGTAAGACCAGCCGTCGCCTGAGATGTTGATCGACTGAACGGGTTCAGCAATCAGGATTACGTCGGCGAAACGGATGGAGAACATCCAACCCTTGATGAGCTTGCCCTTCTCGAATAGGGGCGGGCCAGACTTCGGCTCCGTGGATTCGATAAACTGGCCAAGGCAGGGTTTGGTTCGATGACAGAATCTCGGATCGGTGCTCGTCACTTCGATCAGCAGGCCCGCCGGGTTGTTCAACTTGAAGTCCCAGATGCCTATCGTTGTTTCGAGAAGAATGCGAGTGCCGGCCTTCTGGCGCAACAGATCAACGTGGGGCGGCAGGGTCTTCATAAGTCCGTTCTTCTACACCGACGTTGCGATAGTGGTGCGCGCGTTTCTTGATGTCTTCCAACAATTCGTCAGTCGTGATGTAACCCGCACACCACGCGCCGACGCGGGGAGCCAGACCGATGATGGAGGCGTCCAGCAGCCTGACCATAATCTTCATAATCTCGGCCTTGCTGCGGCTGCTCTTCGTGTACTTGCGGCGCAGGTGCTCGGGCAACTTGTCGTGTCGGATCGACAGCTTGCCGTTGCGACTCTTGACGCTGGCCTTGACTATCGCCTCGGCCAGGGTGAGTCGTTCATCCTGCGTCTTGCAACGCCAGAGATTGTCTATGTAGTGCTTCGGCAGACGCCCCGAGGCCAGCATCTGCTGGACCTTCTCAGGGAACTCCAGGAGTCGCAGGCGAGCCTCGACCCATCGGGCTGACTTCTTCATTTCCTTTCCGGCCCCACGCAGCGACGTGTCGCTGTCCTGGGTGCCCAAGATCGGGTAGAGCTTGCGGATGACCTGGGCCTCTTCGATGATGTTGAGGTCCGCTCGCTCCAGGTTCTCCGTGAAGTTGATGATCTGTGCCTGACGCTCCGTTAGGTTCGCGCGGATCATGGCTGGGATCGTCGTCCACTTCAGGAACTTGAACGCCCTGAACCGGCGATGGCCGGCGACGATCCTCCAGCCGTATCCGCCTGTTTCGAGCCAGCCCCGTAAAACGGCGTCCTGAACGTCAGAAACGGGCTGGACGATGATCGGGAACTGAAGGCCGTCCTCTTCGAGCGTTTGTGACAAGCTCTGGACGCTCTGTGGGCTGATCGGCCCACGGCAGTTGAACTCTTCATCGTAGTACAGTTCATCGAGAGGCAAGTCGAAGACAGCGTACTTCTCGTTCCTCTTCAGCGGTGTGCGTGTGCGTTTCTTCATGCGGTCCATTTTGCAAGAGAGACTACGTTTACGGCGGGCCACTTGTGCCAGCATGGGTTGACGCGGGTGCTGGGATACCACCAGTCATCGCCGTACAACTTAATGATGTTGTCAATCTGTTCGATGACTTCTCGAAGGGTGTCCGACTTGCGGTTCCATTCCCCTTCGACGTAGATGTGGTACTCACTCCCGTCGATCGCAACTTCTATCGGCGAGTTGGGGAAGAGCTTGTCGGACAGTTCAGCGATTGACCTTGGAGACTTGCGGGCCGTTTTCATTAGGGATGCCGAGGCTGTTGAAGGCGATCACACGCATGTCGTCCAGGTGTCGCTGTGTCGCCGCCAGCGATCCCGCACTGCCAGTGCCTTCGGTTGGCCGGAGGCCGCACTGCCAGAGTTGGTCCATCAGGTTTTGAGCAGTTGCAGTTCGGAGTGAGAGGGCGGGAGGTACGAAGTCAGCGGAATCCCGGTCGCGGACCTTCATCACGAGCGGCTCGGCGAGACTGATGACTCGGCCGCCGAGACCGTGGTAGTGGATTACACGCAGGTCGATCTTCTGCGAGTCCCAGCGGTACTCAGCGTGGAACCGTAGATCGTCAGCGTGGAAGTCTGGGGGATAGACGGGAGGGAAGAAGCTCATTTCACTCGGTATCCGTAGGTCTTGAAGTCGGGGAGGATTTCGTCAATGTGCCAGATGTCACCGGTCGAGTAGTAAGACCGCCAGTGCTTCTTGTCCTTGGTTTTGCCGATGACTGGAAGTTCCACGGGCGGGGCGTCACGGGCTTCCAGGATGTCGTTGAGTTGCGTTTGGAGAAGCTCGAACTTTAGAGTCCGGTCCATCACGGCGGCGTGCATGAACAGTGTTGGCTCGGCAGGTTCCAGGTGCGCTCGGAGGAACTCTCTGAAGCCCCTTTTATGCCAGCCCGTTAAGTGATGGTACTTCGTGACTAGATAGTCACCGGGATGGCGAACGATCGAGAACTTGAAGAGTGGCTCGTGTGGCCGAACCATATCCAGTTCGTACAATCGTCTAAGCGGCTCGTGGACCCAGCAGTCGAGCACCACGGAGCCTTCGTGCTGAGCCAGGGCGATGCCAACGGCCCGTGAGGCACAGTACGGCTCGGCCAGGAACAGGTAGCCGTACTTCCGATTAACAATTGCCATAGTTCCACTTCTGGGTCTCAGGGTGCTGCGAGAAGTCGTACCACTCGTTGAGCTTCTCCCGGATCGCATCCAGGCTGTCGGCCGTTAGATAACCCGTAGAGACGCCAAGTTCGACAAGCCCGTCGATCAAGCTGATCTCCGTTCGACGGAGAATCGCGATGAGACGTTGAAGCTCGGTGCCACGTAGGCCGGCGACCCGAAAGTTATCCCGGTAGTCGGCCACCCTCTCGAATCCTTTGTCGCGCTTCTTCATAGTTCGATCTTGTAGCGGCGTGGTCCTTTGGCCTCGTCTTGCGAGCGGAGATGCACGTTCATCCGCCATGTAATGCCGTGCTTGGGGTTGACGCCGTGGATCAACTGGCTCGGCTCGCGGAAGCCGACGAACCGGTTGTAGGAATAGCTATCGGTGCCCGGCCAAGCTCCGTTCAACACAAGCTCGCCGTCGATGTCCGCGAGGGCACCTTGAACGTGGTGATGGCCCATGCAGAAGTAGCGAATGCGTTGGCCACCGGCCATCGAGTTCAGGGCGATCAGGCCCTTCTGCCGGCGGACCATCCCGTAGAACGGGATGCCCAGGCTGCCTTGCACGTCGTCGCCGTGGCTCAGGTTGAACCCAACACCGTTGATGTTGATGTTCACACTGAAGGCGTTCGGGATCAGGAACGAGACGTTGGGCACGTCCTGCAAGTGCAGTCGAGCAATCTCGGCCACCAAGTAATCCCAGTTGTCGTGCGCACCGTGGTAGTCCTTCTTGGTGGAGCGGCGGCCGTGGTTGCCCGGCAGGTACACGACGTTGATCTGGTCGAAGTGCGGGGCCAGGTCGCGGTACATCAGGGCGTGCAACTGCCCGATGGCGAACGTGTTCTTGAACTGATTGCGGAAGTAGCTCCGGGCGACGTGCCCGTGAATCTCGCCAGAGGTATGATCCCCGTAAGCGAGCACGGTCAGGCACTTGAAGTTGAACCGAGGGCTGAGCGTTTCCTGGGTCCAGTCGATCAGCGTGTCAACGTAGTTCTCGGCACGCCGACATGAGATAGGGAAGTTGTATTCTTCCAAGCCACCCGACTCTTCGCGGGTCACGATCTGGTCGTGGTGCCCGTCGCTCAGGTGCATAACCACATGCTCTTCGATCGTGTCCTTGCGGGACGCGAACTCACGCGACTGCGGCAGGGCCTTGAAGGGCTGGACTCGCCCCTCCATTTCCTTGACCACGGCCTTGAAGATGCCGTGCTGCTTGCTGGTCAGTCGCGCAGACTTCCGTGCGTGATCCCGCTCTTCGCGGAGATGCAAAACCTCAGATTCGAGTTCCTGGATTCGCTCGTTGGTCGGATCGTGGCCGGGGACGTTCTTGCGCTGTCCACCGGCCCGCTTCACGGGCGGTTCGCCGTCCGGCCACGGCACCTTCTTGTGACTGCGCTCCGTGGCGATGTCCGAGACGGCCGAGCGGCTGATCCGGTGCTTCTTGGCAACCTCGGGCTGCGTCATGCGATCGGTCAAGTCGGCCTTAATGGCGGCGACCTTCTTGTCTGTCAGTTTGCTCATTTCGTTCGTATCAGTTGGTGGTTAGATTTGGTCAGGCGGCCTTCAAGTAAGAGACCGCATTCAACAACGCTGTAATCGAATCCTTGAAACGACCTAAACCGTGGTTGCATCCTGGACAAAGAAGACCGCGCACTTTACCGGTGCGATGGCAGTGGTCCACATGCGGTGAGCTTTTGAATGGTTCCTTGCAAATGGCACACTTGTTGTCTTGTAGTCGCAACATAAGTAAGTGGTCGGCGTTCGATATGCCGTACCGGGACTTGAGTTGATAGCCCTTTACTCTTTTGCCATTGAGACTTCGCCAGCCTTGGAAATAGGCCAGATACCTCTTCTTGTTTTCGGGTTTCTTCCTCCACGAGCGGGCGTAAGCATTCTTAGACGCGCGATGCACGTCGTTCTTCATCCTTTGACGCTCATACTGACATTTGCACTTCTTGCACTGTGCATGATGTCTTTGCTAGCGAGAATCAAAGTAGAATGCCGACACACTCTTACGGCGTCCGCACTTCGTACAAACTTTCGTCGCACGCATCCTCAACCCGAGACCTCCACCAATTCGCCATCCCCGCACACCGATTCGTCATTGAGGGCGTCAACAAGTTCACCCATAGTCAATAATTCAAGACGCCTGTTCTCACGCACCACGTCGATAACACGCTGGTCGGATGGGAGATGGATCAGATCAACAATCTGACAACCTAGGTTTTCATCCATCCCTTTGCGGTGGACCCTATCTTCTGCTTGCGATCTATACTCAGGTTTGAAGCTGTTGCTATAAAAGCAGGCCACGCTCGCCTCTACCAAAGTCAGTCCCATTCCGCCGCTCTCCGGGTGCGCAACGAACACTACCTTGGCGTTGTCTCTGTTGGACCAGTATTCGAGCGCATCTTCGCGCGGCAGTTGTTCGATCTTATTGTCTGACGTGATCCTGAAGACCAGGAAGCCACGGCCATCACAGCGAACAACATCCCACTTCTTTTGCAGGCAGATATTCACACAGCGATCAACACTGCCGGTGAAACCCGCGAACAGAACCATGCGCCCCTGCTCTTCGCACTCTTCGAGCAGTTGGACTACCGCAGCTTCCTTCGGGCAGGGGATTTCCCGAGTGATTCGGATGTACTTCTTGACCTCTTTATCGCCACCGCACGCAGGGCAGGTGACTTCCGCCTTCTCAAGGCGGGTGACGACATCCGGGTCCATCATGTCAACGCACGAGTACACCCGGTCCGGGTCTTCGGGATCGGTCCACTCGGAGACAAGGCCCGTCTTGGCACAGTGCGTGCAAGGCGTCATCCCGTCTTCCTGCTGGCGGTACTGGAAGCCGTCCGACAATTCGCGTAGCAGAGTCAAACCACCAACAGCGTTCTCGGCCGAATCCACCAACGCCTGGGCGACACGCAGAGTGGACTTGCTTGGCTTGCAGAAGATCGTTCGGTACTGCTTGTCCGGGAGGTCCAGGCAGTCCTTCTTATGCTTCACCACGACGAGGCCCGCGAGGCGCTCGTGCATGAGGGCGACTTCGTTTACGCTTTCCTCGAACTTGTGGTCTGCCCCCTGGGTCATCTCGCCGGTGTTCTCGTCGAACTTGGCTTCGTGCTCGGGTTCAAACTTGCCGCATTTATGGCACTTGCGTTCGTCGTCCTTCCAGCCTTGCCGTTTGAAGTGAGCGCCAGAGTCGTACTCTTCCAGTGCGAGGAACGCGAGCCGCTGTTCGAGCGACTTCGGCGTCCCTTCCTTCAGGAAGCCGGGGTAGGCGATCTCAGCCTGCGCCCACCAATCGACTGGCGATTTTGGCGACGGCGTGCCTGACATCAGGATCACATAGCCGTCGTAGCCGTAATGCTGCCGGATAAGATCGGCGAGCATCTGAGCGGCCTTGGTCCGCTGGCTGGTCGCCGTCTTCAGACGAGAAGACTCGTCAAAGATCACGCCCATCGGCGGCTTCTCACCCTTCGGCCAGCGATCCATCAGGGTCGCCAGGGCATCGTAAGTCATCAGTGTGACCTTGATGCTCGGGTCGAGCTTCCACTTCTTGAACTCGCGTTCGATGGCCTTAAGAGCGGACTTCGGACCACACCAAATCCATTCCTTGATCCCTGACTCTTCCATTACGGTAATGGCAGCCAGCGTCTTGCCGGTGCCCATCTCTGCCGCCCAAATCTGGAAGTGGTACGCCAAAGCATTGTCCACCAGATCGCACTGGTGAAGCATTAACGGCCGGCGGTACTTGCCAACCTTCTTCTCACGATCGAACCATGCATATGGGTTCTCGCCCTTCAGGTATGAAAGCTGGAACCGATTGCGATAGCAGTCTTCTATCGACCAGAGCTTGCGGGGCTGATCGTCGTAGCCATGCCACTTCGCGCCCTTCATCGCCTTGATCTCGTCTTTCAGCGCGAAAGGCGATTCAAGGAACTCGATCCGACCATCAATGAACCGAATGGTGGCCGGATGCTTTAAGCGGCGACCTTTGCGAGTCTCGGTGATTAGCTTGATCTCTTCGACAGTCATTTCCGCTCCAATAAGAACAACCGACCCTCGGATGCCCACTTCTTGTTGAAGTCCGACCACGGGTTGAGGTTGACCGACTCGAAGTGGGACATGATTTGGCAGTACAAACCCTGCACTGCGCCGCCCTTCCGCGTGCCGGTTACGACGGCATCACGCCACTGGGCGAGAGTCCCCGAGACGAGAGTGAGTTGAGCACCGCGAGCTTGCGTTTCGGTCGTGACGAATGGCATCCCGGCGGCGCACTCCAGGATGTCGAGCGTGTCGAACTCGTCCGCGATGATGAGCACCGAGAACGAGACGTGTGTGAGTAGGTTCGGCGTCAAGCCAGCCGGAGCGTATTGGTCACGCAGGGCGGCGAGGCACGAAAGAAATCTCTCCGCAGGATGTTGGTCTCGACGCGACTCGTCACTCGCTGTGGCTATGGAATAACCCAACGCCTGATGCGAGATCGTCAGCAACGTCTTGAAGTCAATCGACGGCTGAGTGATGAGAACAGATACAGGGATCATGCGACCTGCGAGAAGAAAGGCCGGGCGGCCCTTGAGAGCCGCCCGGCGCACAACAGGAGAGGCTGTTGGAATTACCGGCGACGTTTCTTGGTGTCAGCCACCGGAGCGGGTTCGGTCTCAACTTCGCTGCCGCGAGCGGTAACGAACTTGGCGACCTCGGCGTAGATGTCCGCTTCCTTGGGCATCTTCGAGAACGGAGTCGAGCACTTCAGCACGATCGGAACGTGCCACGAGTAGGTGCCCTTCTCAACCAGCTTGGACTTCAGCGTCATCGGCAGAGGGCCGTGCGGTTCCATCTTCGAGACATCGTTGCCGGCCGCAGCCAGTCGTTCGATGTCGGCCGAACTCAGAGGCAGGAAGGGAGCAATCTTGCCCGCCTCCGGCCGAGTCGATTTCGTGCCGCAGAAGAATTCGAGGAACTGACCGGTGGTCCGTTCGATGACCAGGAACGAGATGCCGTACATGCAGCCCGAGTCCTTGCCGCCGGCGCGGGCAGCGATGTCCTTGAAGGTGTCGGACTGGGCGTCATAGGAAGTGATGATCGCTTCCTTGTCGCTCATGTCGATCGCCTTCGGCCGGCGGGTCAGGGGGAGCACGTCAATAGAGTCACCAAGGACCAGGATCGTGTCTTCGCCTTCGGGGATGCCATACTCGCCGGGGCCGATCAGCCGTTTGTTGACTGCGGTGCCCTTCGTGTAGAGTTGCAGTCGGCTGAGGAAGCCTGCGCCTTTGCCAAGGCGATCGAAGTCTTCCTGCGATGCGAACTGCGTCGAAGGCAATTGATTGAGATCGAGATTCACGGGGACCAAAGAACTATTACTCACTTTGCAAAACCTCAGAGAAAAGAAAACAGAAGAGTCAATCAGGTGGGTTGTCAGATTCGATTAGTTTTTGATAGGAGTCCCTTTCGATGCGTTGTGTTTGTTGGCGTTTAGTAGCGGCCTTCTGCTGTTTCTGGATGCTGTCTTCGTCGATGTTCGCGGCCCATCTCAGGGCGGCGTCCCAGGCGGCCATAGGCGTGCAGTCGCCACGCAGGACGAACTCGGCACCGAACTTGTGCGTCTCGATCTCTTCGAGAACCCGCTTCAGCGGTCGCAGGTAAGGTTGCGGTTTGAACTCGGCGACGAAGGCCGCTTCGAGCTTGCCGTTCCTTGCCGCCTCCATGACGGCTCGGATCACTGACTGCGCCAGGGCCTCAAACTCGGCCGTGGGCATGTGCATGGCGTAATCGACGTATTGCTTCTGCAATGACGCCGGAATCTTCGCCAGCATGTAGGCGTTGCAGAGTGGGAGTTCGTCCCGCTCGACTCGCCTCTGGTTGTCTTTGTGCAGGTTGAGAAGCGAGAGTGTCTTGGCGATCCAGCCGACCTCGCGGCCGACCATCACCGACATCTGGCTCATCGTGATGTCGGGCATCAACTTCTGGATGCGCCGCATCTGCTTCGCGAACTCCACCGGCGTTGTTTCGCGGCGGACAGCGTTGGCTTGAATCTGCGAAGCGAGGACTTCTTCGTCCGTCATCCCGCGATGAATGGTCGCCGGGATGTGTGTCTTGCCTAACTCTCGGAAGGCCGTCAGACGGTACATACCATCAACGACCTCGTACTTACCTGGCCAGCGTTCGCTGGGTCGCACAGAGATCGAGTTCAGGAGCCGTACACGGCAGGTGTCTCGAACCTGGAGGTACTCGATGGAGTTGACGTTGATCGGTCGTAGGAGAACCCACGGATCAACGATCTCTTCGAGCGGTAGGAGTCGGCATTCGGCGTCGTTGTCCACACGCTCTTACTATGTGCGGATTGACCGGCCAAGTTCAGAGCAAGTATCTAGGTATGGCCGATTGGTCGATTTACCGATTCTTCTGATTTAGGTCTACATCAGGATTGCAGCGATCAAATGATCCTTATCAATGTTTTGGGGAAGAGTAATTGAGTAAATCCATAACTTCTAAGTACGTAACTCGTTTTGCAGTCACGACTTAGATGCTGTGACCGTTACAACCGGACCGGGCCACAATCGGCAACCCAGTCACGTTTTGTGAACGGCAGGGCGTTATCCGCACATAGTAAGAGTGACTCAACGAACTAGGTACGATATTGAGACCGCCAACCCGAATCAACCTGTCTGCCGCACAGCAAGAGCAGTTCCACAGCCTCGTGGATCGCTCGGACGAGCAGCCAACGGCCTGCTGGGAGTGGCAAGGCGACTTCTTCAAGAACGGCTACGGTCAGTTCGTAATTCCTGGGTCATCGGTTGCCGCACATCGAGCCGCTTTCTGGCTCAAACACCGACGCCAACCGAAGGACAAAGTTCTTCACGAATGCGACAACCCAGCCTGCTGCCGACCGGACCATCTGTTTGAGGGCACATCCCAGGACAACATCCAGGACTGTATCCAGAAAGGTCGTTGGCGATTCACGGTCCCGATCACAAAACTGACCCCAGAACAGAAACAACTAGCCATCACATCGAAGACTCCTGCGTGGAAGCTCGCAAGGGACTTTGGATGTTCACCGCACAACATCTGGAGAATCCGACGAGAAGATGCCAACCGCCGTTAGCTCAGTCATCGCCTTCCTGAAGGCCAAGATCACGAAGGGGACACACCACGGTCCCGACCTTCTCGAACGCTTCCTGCGTTACGGGAAGGACATGGAAGTCCAGGTCAACGTCCACTCCGCAGACGGCGAACCAGTCGCCGGCAAGCGGTCCACGTTCACGGACGGTATCAATACGTGGTTCAACTACCGCATCCCGAAGAACGCAGCGACCACGCCAGAGTTCGACGACTACGAACTGAAGTGGCCGCTGGACAACTACGCCGTGGGCGTGGGGTCCACGGGCTGGGACTGGAAGAACCGCCGCTCTCGCTGGGTCGGGTTCGACTTCGACTCCATCGTCGGCCATGCGGCCGGCGTGGGTGTATCAAAGGATCAACTCGATAGGGTCCGCGAAGCCGCACAAGCCCTGCCCTACGTCGAAGCTCGCCGGTCCACCGGCGGCGCGGGCCTGCATCTTTACGTCGTCCTAGACGATGAAGGCGTGGAGACAAAGAACCATGACGAGCACGCGGCCCTAGCTCGCTGCATCCTCGGCTGTATGAGCCGTGACGCTGGCTTCGACTTCCAGACACAGATCGACGCCTGTGGCGGCAATATGTGGCTCTGGCACAAGAAGAGCACGACGGAGAACGAAGGTCTCAAGCTCATCAAGCCGGCGGCGACCGCCTTCACGCAGGACATGCTGCCAGCCAACTGGACCGATCACATCGACGTTGTGACCCGAAAGCGTGCTAAGGTCCGCCTGGACGGCGTGACTGACACAGACGAAGACGTGTTCGAGCAACTCTCGACCGCTCATCGTCGGGTGTCGCTCGATGACAAACACAAGCTCATCATGGACGCCATTGCCGAGATGGGCATCGTCTGTGTGTGGGTCGCGGATCACCATCTGCTTCAGACGCATACCATCGGCTTCGCCAGGCTGATGGAACGCAAGGAAGAACTTGGGCTGGAAGGCGTCTTCCAAACCAACTCGAAGGGTGCCGACCTCGCCACGGCAAACTGCTTTGCGTTTCCGATGGATCACGGCGGCTGGCGGATCAACCGCTTCGGCCGTGGTTCCGCTGAAGCTCCGACCTGGGAGCAAGACGGCACAGGATACACCACATGCGGATTCAACATCCGCCCTACGTTAAAGGTCGCCGCACGCGCCCTCGGCGGCCGGGAACTGAGTAAGGGCGGCTACGAGTTCTCCAGCCTAGAGGTCGCCGCCAAGGTGGCCGAGGCGATCAACCCCGAGACCAAGATCGACGTTGACGAGAACTTGAAGGATCGCAAAGCGATCATTCGGAAGACGAAAGATGGAAAGCTCGCCATCGAGATTCCGAAGGACAAGCGAGACCCAGACGAGATGGGTCAGTGGAACAGCAGCGACAAGAAGAACGCCTGGACACAGGTTTACAACAACATAGTCGCCGAGCCGGTGAAGCTGGAGATTTCGGACTACGACCAACTACTCAGAAATATGGAGACCGTGAACGGCGAGCACGCTGGCTGGTCCACGAAGAAGCCGGACGGCGGCTGGACCAGCAAGCCCTTCAGCGAGATCAAGATCATTCTTCAGGCCCGAGGGCACGCGAAGCCAGAGGCCGAGCAGATCATGGGTCGATACGCGGAGCGTCCGTGGAAGCTGGTCATGCTGCCCTTCCAGGACGAGTATCCCGGCAACCGGCAATGGAACAGGAACGCCCCTCAGTACCGCTTTCAGCCCGCGCCACGGATCGAGGGCGATGGTTCCTTGCATCCGCACTGGGACATCGTTCTGAACCACATCGGCCAGGGATTAGATTCCTACCTGCGTGATCTCGACTGGGCGAAGTCCGCCAGCATCCGCCGGGGCGGCGATTACCTACGGGCAATCTTCGCCTCCATCCTGCGGGAGCCATACACTCCAACGCCATACGTCTTCTTGTTCGGACCCGAGAACTCGGGCAAGTCGATCATCCACGAAGCGTTTGGGTTGCTGGTGACACGAGGCGTCGTCAAGGCAGACCGATCATTGACGAACCAGTCTGGGTTCAACGGCGAACTGGACGGCGCGATCCTCTGCGTGGTCGAAGAAACCGACGTGTCGAAAGCCTCGGGATCGCTGGAAAAAATCAAGGATGCTGTGACCAGCCCACGGTTGTCGGTTCGGAAGATGCGGACCGACAGCTACATGACCGAGAACATGACACACTGGGTTCAGTGTGCTCAGAAGCCGGAGATGGTTCCTGTCTTCGAGGGCGATACGCGCATCACCATGATGTACGTGCCCAAGCCGGACAAGGACATACCCAAGCAGTTCCTCATGGAGCGACTGGAAGAAGAGGCCCCGCACTTCATGCGGACCCTTCTGGATATGGAACTGCCACCGCTTATGGGCCGGCTTCGGATACCCGTCGTGAACACGGCACACAAGCAACGCGCAGAGCAGCTTAACCGCTCGCCGCTCGAAGTGTTCGTCGGTGAACATCTCCACGAAGCACCGGGCCACCTGATCCCGTTCTCCGAGTTCTACGAACGGTTCAAGGTTTGGCTGCCAACGGAAGAGCAGCACAACTGGACGCAGATCAAGACCACTCGCGGCCTGCCGTTGAAATTCCAGACCGGTCGAGGCAACGCCAGCAAGGTGTTCCTCATCAACTGCTCATGGGACGCCAACGCAACGGCCGACAAGCCCCTCGTCGTCGTCGAGGGGAGGATTCGGAAAACGGGTTAAGCATGGCGACGTTCTTCCCGGAGGAAGGACCAGCACGGCAAGTCGAGTCACCACTGACGCTGACGAAGCTGCAAACGCTGGTCAAAGGATTCATCAAGTTCATCGACATGCCTACGGGTGATGTCCTAGTCGTGAACGAGTCAGCGCCCGAGTTCGCTCGGATGAATGAGACGGCGACATCGCTCGCAGGGAGGGTTGGCCCCGTGTACGGAGACGCTGTTCTTTGTGACCCATCGGAAATCGCATGAAAATCATCGGCCTCGGCCACTACTCTCGAACAGGCAAGGACACGTTCGCCAACGCAGCCGTTGCATGGTTCGCTGCCAACTCCAAACTGCGGGCGAAGAAGATTCCGTTCGCGTGGAAGCTCAAGCAAATCTGCCACGATCTCTATGCGTGGGACGGGATGCGAGAGCCGGAGTTCTACGACACCCTGGATGGCGAGAAGTTCCGCGACATCCCGCTGCCGACCATCGGGAAGACCCCGGTGGAAATCTGGGTGGCGATGGGCACACCGGCCGTCCGACAGAACGTGTACGAGCGGACGTGGATCGATTTCCTGCTCAAGAGTGACCATCAGTGCGACATCCTGGTGGTCCCCGACGTTCGCTTCCCGAACGAAGTGTCTGCCATCCGCGAGCTTGGCGGCACGGTCCAGAAGATCGTTCGTCCCGGTTACGGCCCGCGCAACACCGTTGCCGACAAGGCTCTGCTCGGCTACCGGGATTGGGACTACATCTGGGGTGCCCACGGTGACATCGACAAACTGCGGGTCGAAGCCTACTGCATCGCGGCAGCCGTGTCCGGCCTCCACGACTGGCCCGTTCAAACCATCGAGCAGAAGGCGTATGCCCTCAGCGTCGAGAAGCTCTCTGATATTGGGAGGGTGGCCGCTTGACCAAGATTCATTCTTCCATGCCGCATCTCAACGGTAACGTCGTTGCGGCCGTGGACTTCGAGACGACCGGGACCGTTGCGGGCTACCACGAGCCGATCCAGATAGCCGTGGTGGTTCTCGACTCCAATCTGAAGCCGGCTCCCGGCATCACACCGTTCTACCAATACATCCAGCCTCGGTTCCCAGAGCGAGCCGATCCGGCGGCGACCAAGGTTCACGGAATCGACATCGACCGGCTCATGCTCGAAGAGCGGGAACCGGGCGATATCGAAGATATGCTCGTCGAATGGTGTAACTCACTCGAACTGCCCTTCGAGCGGCGACTGATTCCGCTGGCTCACAACTGGCCGTTTGAACGGGACTTCTTAAAAGCGTGGCTCGGCGTCTCGCTATCGGAGAAGCTCTTCCACTATCACGCTCGGGACGGAATGACTTACGCCTTGGGCTTGAACGACAAGTCATTCTTCCGTGGGGAGAAGGCGATCTTCCGCAGCGTCGGCCTCACCGAATTGTGCAGTCACTTCGGGGTTGTAAACGCACGGGCGCACGACGCCTTGAACGACGCTTTAGCTGAAGCCGAAGTGTACCGACATCTTCTAAACGTGGACGTACTGTAATGCCTGCCTTCAAACGAACCGACTGGAACGGCATCATTCAGCAGGTGAACGATGTGCTTCAGAATCCGCCCACGGGTTGCGATCCATTACCAACGATAGAGGAAGTGGGGCTAAAGCATCGGTGGTCGAAGGCGGACATCCAGGAAGTCCAGGACGCGCTAATCTCGACCTGCCCGGACATAACATTTGAGGCTATCCCCGAACTATGGAAGCAGTCGATCATCGACGAGATCACGGACGCGATAGGGCAGGCTTGGTGTGACTGTGACTGCGACTTGGACCCAATCCCGTCTGAAGACGGTCTTGAATTCACGTTCTTTACACAAGGGGCTGGGCCTCTCGTTGACCCACCGGATGAAGTTCTCCTGTCGTCGCTCATCAACGGGTTGACCCTGGGCGAACCTGGCATAGATGGCCGAACGTGGGCATTCTTCGAGCGCGTGAATTTGGGCGGCAACGAAATTGAGAGCGATGAGTTGGTTATCCAACCGCTCCCGTGTGATGGTATAGTCTTTTATAGCGGCAATGAAATGGTCGGTATTAGCACAATTGGCGAAGATATAACATTCAGTTACCATCTCCGCCTTCACAATCCCTAGGGTGCCGCATGTGCTGCAATGACTCGCCAACACCTGCTCGAACACAACAACAGATAGATGCCGTAATGCTGGGACTGCCCCAGGCCGTTATCGCGCATAGCGATCCATATCACCCGCTGGCGTCAAGCATCAAGAACTCCATGCCTCTGGGGGCCGGCAGTGTGTACAGCCGCCCCGCTGTGCATAACGACGGGTCAATCGAATACAAGCCTGTGGACGCCGGCCCGCCGCCAGAAGTAAACGGCTACACCAGAGACGAGTTTAACCCGTGGCTCTTTCACCCACTGTGGCCGGAATGCCAGCTTCGCATGGCGGGTGTGCGCAAGGCACCAAATGGTGCAATCGACTTGAAGATGGTCTGCAACAACCCGGTGGTGAAAGACCACTTCATGCGATTCGTTAAGTCAGACGACTGTGCCGCCTGCACTCAACGAAAAAACCCCGCTCAACCCGAAGGCTGAGCGGGGTTTATCTGGGCTACTGTCCGTATATCGCATCCACTAGGCCAAGTTCCTTGGCCTCTTGCGCAGTCAGGATCAAGTCCACTGCGCACTTCTTTCGCCAGTAGCTCACTGGCCTGCC